GCTCCTACTTGTTCATCATAATTAGGTGTTGATAATAATATTGTTGTGTCTTGGTTTGCAAACTTACACATATTTTGTAGAAATATATCTGCATTTTGTTTACCTATATGTTCAATTACTTCAAAACTGCAAATCAAGTCGTATGTATCTTCTGTTGATTGTATATCTGTGCATAAATCTAATTGTTTAAACGATGCCCAATCAACATTTTCATATTTTGTATTTGCATCATTAATTGTTTTTTCTCTTACATCAACTCCTAGATATTTTTTACACTTAAACCTGTTTCTGTAAAATACTTCTAAACAACTACCTGTCCCACAGCCCCAGTCTAAAACTTTCATTCCAATCTTAGCTCGTTTTAAAACGTGGGTCCATCTTAGATAATGTGCAAACTGATCTCGGTGATAGACATGTCTCTCCATTGCAGTGTCTGGGTTTAATTGCGTTGTGTTATATTTTTTCATAATGTACTCCTTGTTGTGAAAAAATTTGATCAGCAAGATTACAACTATCTTGCCAACGTTGGTTTGATTTATCTGATATTTGAGCTATTACAGCTTTAACTCCTACTTGGCACAATCCTTTTGCGCATTCATGACAAGCATGTAATCCATAAATAAAGATCGTAGAACCTTCTAATGATACGCCATTTAATGTTGCATGATAAATACAATTCATTTCTGCATGTATTGTGTATTTATATTTTTGTTCTCTGTCTTCATATAACGATAATTTATCTGGAAACTTTCTAGGAAAACCATTATAACCTTGTGATAATACTTGACCTTCATTTCCAATAGCTACAGCTCCAACTTGCGTAGAAGGATCTTTGCTCCATGTAGAAATTTCTTTTGCAAGATTTAAATATCTATTTTTCCAAGTGTTTGAAATGTTTTTCATAAATATGTAAATTTTGTACTTGCCAATATATAACACCTGGATTATAACCTAAATCATTACTTAACTTATCTAAAATATATTTATGCCAAGCATAATCATTTTTGTAACCAAATACAGCATCATTAGACCTCATCTGCACTACACAATCAACCTCAGAAAAGGAGTTAATGTAAAAGCTAACTGCATTAGTGCAGATAAAATCGTTCTTGCCGTTATCTTGATATTCTTCCCATATACTAGGTCTTGTATAAACCATAGTTGCTCTTCTAGAATTATTATTACGTTGTAATTCTTCTTTAGCATTATTATATTGGTTATAATATAATGGGGAGTTTATCAATCTTCCGTAATTTGAATTAATTTCTCCGTTATTATCTGCTGTATATTTCCATGCAGCAGGAGTTGGATCATAATCTATATCGTGTATATTAGTTGATCCTGATTTGTACCAGTTTATTTCTGCATTAATATAATCTTGATTAACTTTACCAAATATAGTAGGTTCATCTGCTATAAAGCTAGCTCCTAATATTTGTATTGTTTTGCAACCTGTTTTATCAGTTATAAATTGCTCTTTGTCATACATTGTTTGCAATGTATTGCGAATATCTGATACGTTCATTTCTTTTTTTCTTTTAAGAATGCACCATAAAAACTTGCATAATTAATTAAATCTAACACTGAATCATAAGCAGATTCAAAATTAGCTGTTTTACTTTCAAAAGCTAAAGATTCTAATCGTTTAACTTTAGTATGTATCATAGTTAAATAAGATGCATCATCATATGGAAAGTATTCTTTCTTTGATTCTGAACCTTTTGATTTATAATCTTCGCCTTTTAATTCTTGTAAAGCTGCTGCCTCACTTAATACTGAATGCATAATTTACTCCTTTTCTAAAAAATTTAATTTACCTATATTATCAAAATGTTGCGGTGCTTGCCAACCTTTTGGTTTTACAAGATCAGGTAATCCTAATGGATTTGGTCTTGTATCTTTTACACCAATCTCTTTTTGCATATTTGCATGATGTACGCGTTTCCATGCTTTTTTAATATTTACATCAAAAGCATCTAATGAACCTAATGCAATAACAATAATATCTATAAAAGCATCTACGACTTCATCTGGTTCATGGTTATCAATTGCTGTAAATAATTCGTCTAATTCTTCTTGTATAAAATTAGCTCTAAATTGCAAGTAAGACATTTTCTTTTCATCACTTGCTTTACTAATAAACCGATATATTTGATAATATCGGTTTAATTTTTTAATATCGCCTAGCATTAAGCGGCTTTTGTAAAGTCGTTAGTTGTTAATCTGCCAGTTAAGTATTGAATTGCAATGTTTGCTTCTTTGCCATAAAAACCAGCGTCATTTATAAGCTCTCTTTGAAAGCGATAAATTATAGTTGATTCTTCGTCGGTACCATAATCAAGTGCTTCAACAAGATTCTTATCAAGCATTTTTATAACTTGGCATACAGATTCTGATATGTTTTCAATTCTGTTTAGTAATTTGTTTCTTTCTTCTTGGTTCATAATTAACTCCTTAAATTATGTTGTTTGTTTATATATCTATTGTACTAAGATAATATATAAATGTATACACTTTTATACAAATTATTTCCAATTATTTATCCAACCGGTTTTTCTAGGTCTTTTATTAACAACATCTTTACCATGTTCTTTTTGCGTTGATTTGTTTTGTTTTATTAACGACTCAATACGATCATAATTTGGTTGTAATATATAAACTGCAGCAAATGCATAAACTAATGTATCTAATGCTTCGTTATTTTTTGTTTTCTTTACCCATTGAAACTTTTTAGCACCTTTTACATATTTAACAACTCTTTTTTCTGATGTTAATTGTTTAAAGTATTCCTCATCTACTGTAGCAGGAAAATGTATTGTCGCATTTTCTGCTTTTATTCTTGAGTAAATAACTTCTTTAGCTGTATCTGTTCCAACTGGATATAAAACATGCCTTGATCTACCTACAAACGATGGCCTTCCTGCAATAGGTTTTTGTGTTTGAGATGAACCTTTGATTGCAAAAACTTTGCGATGAACACGTTTAGAAGTATAAGCATAAACTTGTTGAGTATGATGACCACCTGAATCAACGCATGTAGAAATTATTTTTAAAACCTTGTCATCTTCTCTTATAAATGGATTAAGTAAATACTGATCTAAATCTTTCCAAACATGATTTGATGATGGATCACCAAAAAATACTTTGTAATCAATAACCCAACACTCGTTATTATGTGACCAACCTACAACTTGAGCTTCTAAACGGTCACCCTGTACGTCAACACCGCAAGTTAATAACAATACTTGATTTGGAATAGTTTCTCTGTCATAAGTTTCTCTTTTATCTAATAAACCACCATATTCAATACTTTCACCTGGATCGTCGAACGTTCTACCTAAAGCAGTGTTAACCCAAGTTTTAAGCATTTCAGGTTGGTTTTTAACAGCATAAAAATCAATTGCCATATCTGCCCAGGTTCTCCATGGGCTATACAATTCAGATATATGAAATCCTGCAATTTTCTTAGTTTCGTTTTCTGCAATCCATTGACCATTTTGTAACATCCACATTTTTTTAGATTCAGGTATTACTGTCTCACAATGCTTACATGTATATTGAGCTGTTTCAGGTTTTGATTTTTCCCAATGTATTTGCTCCCATTCTAAAACCTGTAATGCAGCACAGTGTGGGCAAGGAACGTGATAGTAACGTTTATCTGATTCTTCAAAAGCAATTTCTATACGAGACAAACCTTTAATTGTAGGAGTAGATGTTATAAACACTTTTCTATTCCAAAACGTTGTTGTACGTTTTACTGCAAGATTTATTGGATCTCCTTCAGCTCCTGCAGATGTTTCATATCTGTCAACCTCATCGCATAAAAGAATTCGTATTGGTCTAGATGCTAATCCTGCAGGAGAATTAGAACCTACAATATTTATATTACCGCCAGGGAATTTCTTTGAAAGTACAGTATTTCCAGAATCTCTACTTTTAGGATCTTTTACTTTTGTTCGTAATCTTTCTGAATCACGAATCATGTTAGCCAAACGGTCTTTAGACCAGGCTTGTGCCATAGCTAGTGTAGGTTGCAATACCAAAGTAGGAGATGGGTCTTGATCTATAAAATAACCAACAATGTTATTTAATATTTCAGTTGCGCCAACTTGTGCAGATTTCATAAATACAATAGTATTTATTCTATGATCGTTAGCAGCATCCATAATTTCTTTCTGATATGGTGCTCTATCTGTTTTCCACTGTCCAGCCTCTGATGATGATTCAGCCGATAAAACTCTATATTGATCAGACCATTCAGAAACAGTAAGATCAGGTGGTGGACTCCATATCTTTTTCGTTGACGAGAGTACTTTCTCTATATTCTTGCGGTATTGGGTCATTCGCTAATTCCTCTAATGCCTCATAAATTGCTTGTTTAATTATTTTCTCTACTTCTGCAAAATCTTCTGATGCTAATACTAAATGAGCAACCTTATTTGGTATTGTTAACATTCTACCTCTACAATTTGAAGTATAACTTATCCATGTTTCTTCTACTTGATCAGTAGGTATTAATTTTCCTTCTAGGACAGCTACATCAAGTTGAGCTTTATCTGCTTGTGCTTTAGTTAATCTTGTTTTCTCTTCAGTTATATCTCCTGTACCATCTTTAGCTGTATATCTACCTTGTTTTTGTAGATATGCTATGTAAGATCGTCTACAATGATCTATATCTAATGGGTTTGCGCCTAGCTTTGCTTGGAAGACATCATTGTTAATTAATTTACCAACATTCTGTACAGTCATGAACAGATGTTCAGCCACTTCTTTCCTAGTAGCCATTGTTTAATATTAAACTGGATATATGGAACCTACGTCTAGAAAAAGAGTGTGGCACGAATAAC